ACAAGCCGACGGATACGATCCGGGGAAAGCCGGCCCGAGAGTTCTTACAAGCCGACGACGATACCTTCTTGGTCGGTATGGTAGCCGCCAATAAAAGCAACGGACTCGTACACCGGAAAGCTTTCGCCGAGAACATCTTGGCCTTTTCTATGTTTCAAAAGAAGTACCCGGACGCCAAGCTCTACATACACTCGGAAGCTTCGAGATCTATGGGAGGTTTCAACCTTGTCAATCTTCTCAAGTCTTGCGGGATCCCGGCCGGAAGCGTGATCTTCCCGGATCCGCTAGATCTCCGGTACGGACTCGAGCGCAAGGATCTAGCCGCTCTTTACTCTTCCTTCGACGTCTTGCTGGCTCCAAGCTACGGAGAAGGCTTCGGAGTGCCAACCGTAGAAGCCCAAGCTTGCGGGACGCGAGTGATCGTAAGCTCTTGGGCCGCGAGTAAGGATCTAGCCGGGCCGACTAGCTGGCAGGTTGCGGGAGTCCCGTTTTGGGACGAACCCCAAATAGCTTGGTTCAAAATGCCATTAGTGGACTCGATCGTAAAGGCTCTCGAGCTGGCTTACGAAGCTCCCCGGGGAGTGGACGAAGAGAGCGTAAAGTTCGCGGCACAATTCGACGAAGCGAAAATCTGGCGCGAGAAGTGGGAACCTTTCTTTAGGGATTACTTTGCTAGCTAACCTAACGATCCCCGTACTCAATCGCTACGACCTTTTACAACGGTGCCTATACTCGATCGACTACCCGATCGCGTCGCTAATGATTATCGACAACGGCGGAGAGATCCAAAGTATCGAAGTGCCGGACAAGGTAAAGAAGGTCAGTATTCTCTCTATGCCGAGCAACCTTGGCGTAGCGTCTAGTTGGAACCTAGGGATCAAGGCTTACGCCGAGAGTCCCGTTTTCTTTTTTAGTAGCGCCGACACGGAGTACCAACCCGGAGCTCTTGAATTGCTAGCTAGCGCAAGCCCGGAAGAGATCACGCTGGCCGATAGCTTTCCCTACTGGCAGACTTTCGGAATAGGTTCGGAAGTCGTCCGCAAGATCGGGCTATTTGACGAAGGCTTCTACCCGATCTATTTCGAAGATACCGACTACGTCCGGAGAGCTGAGAAGGCCGGGATCGTAGTAGCGAAGAAGAATTTGGCTCTACGGCACGACAATAGTTCGACTATAAAATCTAACGTCGATTTCGAGCGAGCGAATAAAGTGACTTTCCAAAGTAACTCTAAATACTTTGCCGCCAAAACAGCGGCCGGAGATTTCAGCGAGGGCCGTTGGGATCTTGATAGACGAAGGGATAACTCTTGGGGCGTGTAGTCATTACCGGCGTGGCCGGCTTTTTAGGATCTCACCTAGCGGACAAGTTTCTCGAAGAGGGTTGGGACGTCGTCGGTATAGATAACTTGATCGGCGGGTATCTCGAAAACGTACCGGATCACGTCGAGTATCACAACCTAGATCTAACGGATCCGCACATACTCAAGACGGGGATCTTCGACGGAGCCGATCTAGTAGTTCACGCCGCGGCGCTCGCGTACGAAGGACTAAGCGTCTTCTCTCCGAGCTTGATCGTGGACAACATAGTAAGCGGTACCACAAATGTAGTAACGGCCGCAATCAACGGCGGAGCCAAGCGATTTATCTATCTAAGCTCTATGGCCCGATACGGCGATCACGGCAAGGTTACGTTTATGGAGTCCTTCGAGACTCGGCCGCAAGATCCTTACGGTATCGCCAAGGTATCCGCGGAGACGCTGGTACAAAATCTTTGCGACGTACACGGGCTCGATTGGACGATCATAGTGCCGCATAACATTATCGGGCCACGTCAAAAGTACGACGATCCTTTCCGTAACGTAGCTTCGATCTTTACTAATCGAATGTTGCTAGGCAAGCAACCGGTGATCTACGGAGACGGCAAACAGCGCCGGAGCTTTAGCTTCGTAAACGACGTAGTCGAGCCGCTCTACCGGGCAACTCAAATACCGGAAGCGATCGGGCAGGTAATCAACGTCGGCCCGGACAACGAATCCACGACGATCATAGAATTAGCGGAGATCGTGGCGGAGCTCTTAGGCTTCGATCTAGATCCTATCTTTATGCCCGGACGTCCCCAAGAAGTCAAGATCGCACTTTGCTCGGCTCATAAGGCCCGGGAGATCTTGGGCTACGACGCAAAGACTTCGACGCGTGACGGCCTAAAGGATCTAACGGATTGGATCAAAGAGAAGGGCCCGAAAGAGTTCGACTATCACTTACCGATCGAGATCACTAGCGAGAAGGTACCGGAAACTTGGTCAAGAAAACTAATGTAAAGCTCTCGGAGATCTACCCAAAGTATTCCGCTCCGGATCGTGGCGGAGACAAGGGTACGGCTCATAGCTATATCGAGATCTACGAGCGCTATCTAGATCCAAAGAAGAGTCTTCTTGAGATCGGAGTTTGGGAGGGTCACTCTCTCGCTATGTTCGAAGAGTTCTTTAGCGGGTACGTATTAGGTATAGACATAGATCTATCTCGCAAGAAGTACGGTAGTAACGCGGCCTTTTGTAATGCGACTAATGCGATCCACGTCCGGGAGACGCTCAAGGGTAGAAAGTTTGACTACATAATCGACGACGGATCTCACCGGATCGAGGATCAGCTCAAGAGTCTAGAATTACTTTGGGACTATTTAGCTCCCGACGGCGTCTACTTTATAGAGGATATTCGTAGTGACTCTGCCCTAGAGCGGATCTATAAAGCCGCTCAAGAGCTTTCTACGGATTGGGAGAGCTTTGATCTACGCAAGAATAAGGGCCGATCGGACGATATTCTCATAGCGATACGAAAGGTAGAATAGATCTATGGCGATAACTAACGGCTACGCAACCTTGGCTCAAGTCAAGGCGAGCGCTCGGATCACGGACTCCGTAGACGACGACCTTCTCGAGCTGGCAATCGAAGCCGCGTCTCGAGAGATAGATCAAGCTTGCGAGCGTACCTTTTACAACGCTGGTACCGCGACTAGGATCTTTGCGGCTAGGGATCCTTACGTCACCGAGATCGACGATCTAGTTTCGATCACTCACCTAAAGACGGATCCCGAGGGCGACGGAAACTATACGGTCACTTGGAGCGCGACGGATTACGTCCTAGAGCCACTAAACGGAATAGCCGGCGGGATCCCACAACCTTACACTCGGATCCGATCACGCGATACTTACCTATTCCCGATCGAGGAAGGCGAGCCACTCGTAGAAGTTCGAGGAGTTTGGGGCTGGTCGGCCGTACCGACGGCTATCGAGCAAGCCACGGTTATTCTGGCTAGCAGGATTTTCAAGCGTAACGACTCTCCGCTCGGCGTAGCCGGCTTCGGAGATCTCGGAGTAATCCGAGTAGGAAAGCTAGATCCGGACGTCGAGTCCTTGATCCACGCCTTCCGGAAGCCGAGAATGGCGTGAGCCTAACCGCTATACGTGACGGGATCGCTACCAACCTAGGTACGATCTCCGGACTACGTACGGCCGCGGAGATCCCGGACAACCCTTCGCCGCCGATCGCGATCGTGCAACTACGCGGGATCCAATACGACCAAGCGTTTCGAAAAGGGCTCGCCGTGTATACTTTTACCGTAAGTGTAATCGTTGGACGCGTACAAGAGCGAGAAGCTCAAAGACGCCTAAACGCTTACTCAGACAACTCGGGAGCGTCGAGTATCAAATCCGCAATCGAGAGCGATAAGACTCTCGGCGGGGCCGCGTTCGACGTCCGAGTAGAGAGCCTAGATAACATAGGCTCATTACAACTAAATGACGCGACCTACTTGGGAGCAGACTTTACAGTAACCGCCTACGCTAGCTAAAGGAGCAAAACAGAATGGCAAAATTCGTAGCAACTGACTACGTAATCGAAATCGGAGGAACCGATTTTTCTAGCTCAATCGCGGCCGCGACTCTTGAGATCTCGGCAGACGAGCAAGAGACGACCGCCTTCGGAGCCGATTACCGCACAAGGATCGCGGGCCTAAAGGACGCAAGCCTTACTCTCGATTGGCACCAAGATTTTGGAGCCGCTTCGGTAGACGCGACTCTATTCCCACTAATGGGATCCGTAGTAGCTTGGTCAATCAAGCCAAACAGCGGATCCGTATCCGCCGTGAATCCGAGTTACTCGGGATCCGCGGTCGTTACTTCATATTCTCCATACGCCAACAGCGTCGGCGATCTCGCCACGTTTAGCGTTACGTGGCCCGTAACCGGCGAGGTAACTCGCGGTACTGCCTAAAAACAGAAAGCTAAATAATGAATATCAACCTAATTATCAAGTACGCCGACGGTAGCGAGAAGCCAGTAGAAGCGGTAGCTCCGGATCTAGTCGCGTTCGAGTCTAAGTTCGACCTTAGTATCGCTCGCCTAGAGAAAGAGGTAAAGCTAACTCACCTTCTTTATATCGGTTGGCACGTCGAGAAACGTACCGGCGCAACTAAAGACGAGTTCGAAAAGTGGGTCGAGACGGTAGCTATGGTTACCGCCGAAGAGCCAAAAAAATAGTAGGGCTTGGCGACGAGTCCGCTCATTGGTATATCGCTTGGCTCGCTTGCGAGACTTCGATAAGCCCGCGGGAATTGTTGTCACTAGAGCCACGTATGTTATGGACTATGGGTCGCTATCTGGTTCACAAGAATCAAGCTAGCGCTAATGCGACTCGTAAAGGTAGGCGGTAGCCCTTCCCACTCCGGGGAGGGCTTCTTCCGTACCGGGTAGAATTGTTACGGAGGCTTTTATGGAATTGCAAACTGAGATCAGGCTCGACGCCAAGTCTCTAGCCAAGCTCACGGACGCTATGAAAGAGCTAGACGCTAATTCTCTAACCGCTATGCGTAAGCAATTCCGTAGCAAGCTCAAGCAAGAAGCCGCTCAAATCAAGCAATCCGTACCGACGGAATCTCCCTTCCGCGGTATGAGACAAAATTACTACGGCCTAGTTCAATGGGTACAGCCCAAGACTCGCGTAGCGGTCACTCCGGGAAGCTCGACTCGACGTCGAGAGTGGGCTCCGGTCGTGACGATTATCGCTACCGGCGGGCCAAAGAATCTCGGTTTCGACTATACGGAACTAGCCGGCGTAAGGCGTCGGCCGCCTAGAGCGCGATCTAAGCCTTATGCGCGGCGTCCTAATGGTCACGCCAACACGACTCAGGGCGAAGCTTTGATCCGCAAGGCTCGCGAAGTTTCTAAGTACGACTACAAGGCCGGACACTTTGCGTACGGTAAGTTCTTGGAGTTGCGTCCCCAAATGCTTATCAAGACGGAGCAAGTCTTGGAAGACGTAGCTAAAGAGTTCAATAAGAAAGTCAAGCGTATCTAATGCCCGCGTATTTACCCGTAGTAACTAAGTTCGATCCCAAAGGTCTAAAGGCCGGCGAGACGGCGATCAAGAAGTTTGGAAAGGTCGCCGCCGCTACCGCCGCCGCCGCTACCGCCGCAATAGCCGGAGTCGCGGCCGCTGGTATCAAAGAGTTCGCAAAGTTTGACGCGGCCCTAAACCAATCGACTTCCATTATGGGAGACGTCTCCGACGCGCTCCGGGACGATATGGCCCAAACAGCTCGCGAGGTTGCCAAGAGCACGACCTTCTCCGCGGAGCAAGCCGCCGAGTCCTTCTTCTTCTTAGCGAGCGCTGGTCTAGACGCCGAAGCTTCGATCGCGGCTATGCCGCAAGTTGCGAAGTTCGCTCAGGCCGGAATGTTCGATATGGCCCTAGCTACGGACTTGCTCACCGACGCGCAATCCGCTCTCGGGCTAACGATCCGGGACGACGCCGTAGCCAATATGGAGAATATGTCCCGGGTAGCGGACACTCTGGTACGCGCCAACACTCTCGCTAACGCTTCCGTCGAGCAATTCTCTACGGCACTTACAACTAAAGCCGGTGCCGCTTCTCGAGCACTTGGTAAAGACGTCGAGGAAACCGTCGCGGTCTTGGCCGCCTTCGCGGATCAGGGTATCAAGGGAGAGCTCGCTGGTACTCAGCTCTCGATTGTCCTTCGTGATCTAACGACTAAGGCGATCAAGAATAAGGACGAGTTCGAAGCTCTCGGACTTTCCGTATTTGACTCCAACGGTGAAATGCGGAATATGGGCGACATTATCGCCAACATAGAATCCGTACTTGGCGGTATGAGTGACGAGACTCAAAAGGCCACGCTTCTACAAGCAGGATTTAGCGACAAGTCTCTCGGAGCTCTACAAGCCCTACTCGGCACTTCCGACGCGATCAAGGGCTACGAAGCCGAGCTACGTAACGCGGCCGGCACGACGGACGACATAGCCAATAAACAACTCGACACTATGTCGGCTCAATTCGAGCTTCTTAAGTCCCGGGTCGCGGACGTTGGAATCGAGATCGGATCGGCGCTCGCTCCGGCCTTCTTGACTCTTATGGACGAAATGGGCCCGATCATAGATAGCGCTGGCCCGGCGCTAACGGACTTTTTCAAGTCACTAGAGCCGATCATAAGGACGGCACTCGAAGCTCTTCCGGGGATTATCCAAGGCGCTACGGACGTCATAGCAGGAATGACGGAAGCAACCACGGCTCTCTATGACTCTTCGGTAATTGCTTACGGTTGGATCAAGGACAACATACCGACGGTCGCTACTTTCGCCGGAGTCTTTGGAACTCTCTCCGCGATCATCTTTACGGTGACTAATGCCACGAAGCTCTTGGCGATAGCTCAGGGAGTTCTAGCGGTCGTAATGGCCGTAAATCCTTTCTATCTAATTGCGGCCGCCGTAGCCGCCGTATCCGCCTGTATCGTATATCTAGCAACCAAGACGCACTTGTTCCAACACA